GAAGCAGAGAACCATTCTTGTCCGTCAATACTGTATAATCTAGATCCATTTATGTCACTAGCATCAATTTTGACTTTAGGCATTTTGTCAGCTTTAGTATCTTGCACAGATGCTTTTACTGTAGAAGCAGTAGCTGTACCAGAGATCGAGGCAGCTGCTTGTACTTGTTGAATAGGAGAGTTATTTC